AATAACGGCGGTGACATGGTTATCGATGCGGGCGCCACCATCAACGCCAACGCCTTTCAGGATGCTGCGTTCACCGCCGGCGATGCTGCAGATCAGTTCGGCGCGATCGGCGTGCACTCGGTCGTGATGAACCAGATGGTCAAGCAAGACCTGATCGAGTACCTGCGTGACTCCGACGGCAAGATCATCCTGGCCACCTATCTGGGTAAACCGGTCTTCATGGATGACGGTCTGGTCTATGGCGCTGGCAAATACCTGTCCGTGTTCTTCGGCCAGGGTGCTTTCGGCTACGGCGAAGGCGCTCCGAAGGTGCCGGTCGAGCTGGAGCGTAAGCCGGGCGGCGGCAACGGCGGCGGTGCGGAAGTACTGTGGGAGCGGAAGACCTACATCCTCCAGCCTGCTGGTTTCAGCTGGAAGGGTTCTGAAGCCCAGAACGCCAGCCCGACCGCGACCCAATACGCCGCCGCAGCCAACTGGCAGCGCGTGTTCAGCCGTAAGCAGGTTCCATTCGCCGCCGTGATCAGCGGTACCACTACGCCGTAACTCGGCCCACACAACCTGGCGCCCGTATGGCGCCGGGATGCTTTTGAGGTGACTCATGAAAGTGATCTACACGGACAAGCCGGGCAAAGAGCGCGGCGTCTGCTACCGCCTGCTGAGCGAATTCTTCGGTGTCATCGGCTCCGCTACCGAAGTGGTCGTCGATGGCGATGCCCCGGATATCGTCGATGCCTACCAAGCAGCTGGTATCAAGGTATCCGACGGCAATGAGCAGGAAGCCCCGGAAACCGATCCTCTGAAAATGAAGGTCCCAGAACTGAAAGACTGGCTGACAGCGAAGGGCATCACCTTCGACCCCGCCGCCAAGAAAGAAGACCTGCAGGCTCTGGTGCCAGCGGAATAAGGACGAGCACATGACCGACTTCATCACCGTTGCCGATGTTGACGCTTCGCTGGGTCCTGGCTGGGCCGGCGCCGGTGATCCGGTCCTTGCTGTGACCATGGCCAACGCCTGGCTCACGGCCAAGATCAAGCGGGTTGTTCCTGATCCGGTTCCGACTGAGATCAAAACAGCCGGCGCCCAGGTCGCCAAAGAGGCGGCAGCGGGCAAGTTGTACACGGCAACGCAGAAGGAAGTGCAGAGCAAGACGGTTTCGGCGCAGTCCGGCACCTCTGTGAGCAAGACCTACGTGGCCGGATCTACTGATCAGTCGGCGGGTGTGAACTTCGCCCTAGCGCTGCTAGAGCCTTGGATCAAGCGCTCCGGCGTGATGATGCTCAAAAGGATCTGATCATGGGTATGCGTGAAGAGATCCAGGCTGAAATGGCTGAGGCGTTCGATGATCTTGATGGTCTTGCCAATGCGGTGAAGCCAGTGACCGGTGTGCGTAAGGTTGCGGGCGAGTATGACCCTGAGTTGGGCGGTGCGCCCGAAGTCACCACCACCTACGGCGGTCGTGGGGTATTTGGCGCCTACCTTGTCAAAGAAATCGACGGCTCCTTGATCCAGACGACCGACAAGAAATTGCTGGTGCTGCAAAACGAACTATTCGTTTCGGAGGCGGGCGTGCCCACGGCGGTACCGGCTGCGCCGGCCATTGGCGATATCGTCAACGGGCTGCGGGTGATGAACGTGTCGGCGGATCCCGCTGATGCAACGTGGACGGTACAACTGAGGAAATGACATGGCGGTACAATCTGGCAGCTTCGCGCTAAGCCTTGCCGAGTTTGCCGCCCAGACCAGCGAAGCCATCGACGCCAGTGTGCGCGAGATCATCATCGAGGTCGGCAGCAGCCTGATCCGCATGTCTCCAGTGGGCAACCCGGAGATCTGGGCGCATAACGCAGTAGCGACCCAATACAACAAGGCCGTCGACGACCACAACAGCGCGCTGCGCAGCGATCCGGCCAACCTCACCAAGAGCGGCAGGCTCAAGAATGGCCGCAAGCTCAACGACGGCATGGACATCAAGGCGCCCAAAGGCTACTTCGGCGGCAGGTTCCGCGCGAACTGGCACATTTCCCTCGGTGTGGTCGAAAGCGTCACCTTCGACGAGGTTGACCCGAGCGGCGCCGAAACTACCGCCGCGCTGGTCGCGGCAATGAGCGACTTCACCGCCGGCCAGATGGCCTACATCATTAACAACTTGCCCTACGCGATTCCTCTGGAGTTCGGCCATTCCACTCAGGCCCCCGGCGGAATGGTTCGGGTAACCGTGGCCCGCTTCCAGCAGATCGTGCAGGAGGCCATCAGGAACAATCAGGTATGAGTCACGCACGCGCCCGTCAGGCCATCGAAACGAAGCTGGCCGCATGGTCGGCTGCGCGTCCAATACGAGTGGCCTACTCAAATCAGCCTTTCACGGCAAATCCATCTGAAACCTATCTGCGGGCCTTTCAGCTACCAGCCAGCACCACCTGCCGTTATCTCGGCGGGGACGCCTACGAGTACACCGGCGTTTATCAGATCAGCATCGTCTGTCCATCTGCCCAGGCCATGGCTACCGCAGAGACGCTTGTTGAAGAGCTGACCCAACTCTTTCGCGTAGACACGCCACTGGCCCGCAACGGGTTCGATGGCCTCATCACGGAACCAGTAGATCAAGGGCCAACAATCACAGAGTCGGCGACCTATACGGTCCCGGCCAGCTTCACCTATGCAGGTGTCGCAGACCAACCGCCCGCTGGGGCATAACCTACCGCCGTCAGGCGGGCACTCAAGAGGAAACACACCATGGCCGCACGCTTCCCGCTGCCGAACGGCGCTGTGCTGGAGATCGCCAGCGTTATGGGATCCGCCGTCGCTTTCACTGCATTGACCAATGCGAAACCGCCGGTCGCTGCCTCAGTAGGGCACGACATTGAAAACGGCGACGTTTTGCTGATCAACTCCGGTTGGGCGCTGATCAATGACCGCGCAGTAAAGGCGTCCGGCGTCACCGCCGATGCTTTTGCCTTGGCAGGTCTCAATACCACCAACACCGACAAATTCACTGCCGGTGCTGGTTCTGGCTCAGTGATTCCTGTGTCCGGATGGACGCAAATCTCGAAAGTTACGTCCTTCACATCCTCCGGCGGTGAGCAGCAATACCAAACTGTCGGCTACCTGGAAGATGACGACGACAAGCAATTTCCAACCAACCGAAACCCGACCACGATCACCATCGTGGTGGAGGATCAGCCGACCGCTCAATACGTCGAGACTGTCGAAGGCTTCGATGACACCAAAGAGCTGGCCGTCGTGCGCATGAAGTTGCGCAATGGCGATCAGATCCTCTATCCGGGTTATGTGAGCATCACTCCCGATCCAACGATGGAGCGCAACAACGTCATGACGCGCACCATCAGCATCGGGCTTTCTGCTCGCTCGCTCCGTTACCTGGCCGGCGCATAAGGAATTCCCATGGCAAAGATCAGGATCGCTCAGAACCCTACGTTCAAGGCTCTTGTGCACATACCCGTTGTTGGGTGTGAAGCCGAGGCAATCGAGTTCACCTTCAAGTATCGCGATCGCCCGGCACTCGCCGCGCTGTTCGACGAATGGAACCTGAAGGCGAAGGAAATGCGCGAGGGATTCGGGGAAGGCACCACATTGTCGGATGTCGTTGCTGCCGAAACCGAGTATCAGATGCAGCAGATCAAGGATCTGGTCGCTGGTTGGGGGTTCGATGACAAGTTCGACGACAAGAGCATCCTTGCCCTTGTGAAGTCATGTCAGGGTACCGCCGAAGCGGTAGTGAATGCCTACCAGAACGCATTCAATCAGGCCCGGTTGGGAAACTGAGAGCAGCAGCCGCAGCGTTGTACGAAAGCGGGCCATCTGCTGAGCAGTTGGCAATCCTCGGGCTGACGGCTGCCGATTTGTCGGGTGACGATGTAGAGGTCTGGCCATGCAACTGGTCGGCCTTTCTCTTGTTCAACCGAATGTCCACGCAGTGGAGGGTCGGCACCGGTGGCCCGATCGGTCTCGATTACAACTGCATTCGCGACGTCGCCGGTTTCCTCGGCATCAAGAAAAAGAAACTCGCTGAAATCTTTCCTGACCTGCAGGTGCTGGAAGGCGAAGCCCTGCGCGTCATGGCGGAGGAAAGGGAAAACAGCCCGTAATCACGGGCACTTATTCAAGGTGAGTCGATGAACATTGCAGAACTCGGCGTCAAGATCGACTCGGCCGATGCGATCGAGGCCAAAACGAGCCTGGATGAGATGGCGAAGGCCGGCGGCCGGGCCGAGCAGTCCGCCGTTTCGCTGATGAATGAAATGCAGGCACTGGAGAAGTCGCTTTCTACCAGCGCAAAAACCACACAGGACCTTGCCAAACAGCGCGATGCGTTGGCGAAGCTGACCAAAACCGGCGCCTATGGCGAGGCTGAAGCCGCGAAGATCTCGGCGCAGCTCGACAAGCAGCAGGTAGCGCTGGCCAAGTCGGCCATGGATGAACAGAAGGCATTGAATAGCCTACTGGGCGCCATTGACCCGGCCCGCGCCGCGCTGGCGAAACTGGATACGCAGGTCGAGCAATTGGGCAAGCATCTGGACGCCGGCCGAATCAGCCAGGACGAGTACAACACCGCCCTGAGTAAGATCGACAAGGATTACGATAAGCTCAACAAAACCACCACCGGCTTCGACAAGCTGCGTCTCGGCACGCGCCAGGCGCAGGAAAACGTCGTTCAGCTTGGGAATGCTCTGTCCTCGGGAGACTGGGGCAGCGGCGTACGCGCAGTTGCGCAATTGGGCGCTGGTGCAGGTGAGGGTGCGGCGGGTCTGCTCGCCATTCTTGGCCCGCTTGCGCTGGCCACCGCCGCAGCGGGTGGACTGGCATACGCTTTTTACAAGGGCAGCGAAGAGCTGGGCAGCTACAACAAATCGCTGATCCTGACCGGCAACTACGCAGGTGTGAGTGCCGGGCAATTGGGCGACATGGCCCGCCAGGTCAGCGCAACCGTTGGCACTACCGGCCAAGCAGCAGCCGTGCTGGCTCTGCTGGCCGACAACGGAAAGATCGCCGGCGAGAGTTTCACCGGTATCACCCAGGCCACTGTGTCGTGGCAGGAAGCGACAGGCAAGGCTGTAAGCGAGACAGTTGCCGAGTTTTCCAAGCTCGCCGACGATCCGGTCAAGGCCTCCGCCGCGCTGAATGAGCAGTATCACTACCTGACTGCGTCCGTTTACTCGCAGATCGCTGCACTGGAGAAGCAGGGCGATCATGCAGGCGCTGCGAAGCTGGCCACCGAGTCTTTCGCCGACGCCATCTACGAGCGCACACCACGGATATTGGAAAACCTCAGTTTCTGGGAAAGAGGTTACAACGCCGTCGCGCGCGCCGCAGATGGGCTGAAAAATATCGGGCGACCTGATATCGGCGCGGACATCGAACAAGCCCGCCGCGATTTGGCCGGCGCACAGGCTGGCAATGTCGGCCTGTTCCAGAATAAGCAGGAGATGATCGATCTCTACCAGAATCGTCTCAATATGCTTGAGGACCAGAAGGCTGCTGAAGCGGATATAGCCAAATGGCAAGGAGAGCAGGCGAAAGCACAGGGTGATGCCGTCTCCTCAATGGCGAAGATCGACGCACTCACCAAGTCAGCGTGGACGAATGAGCAAAAACGTACCGACGCGATCAAGGAATACAAGCGGCAGCTCGAAGACATCCGTAAGGTCGCACCCAATGACCCGCGGCTGAATCAGGCGGCGATCGACAAGAACCTGGCGAACATCAATGACCAGTTCAAGGATGCGAAAACGGCAGGTACTCAGGTCGATCTGACCGGCTTCAACAACGCCAAGAACAACCTCGCAGCCATCAGTGAAGAGTACAAAAACGCCCAGAAGGAACTGGATGCTGCGCAGAAGGCCGGACTCGTTTCTCAAGCTGACTACACCATGAAGCGCGAAGCGCTGATCGGTAACGAGCGCGACGAGGTGACCGCAGCCTACGAGGCTGAGATCGCAGCGCTGGAATCTGCCAAGGCGAAGAAGACCACTTCTGTCGCGCAAAGCATCCAGCTCGATCAGAAGATTGCCGACGCGCGCGCGGGAATGGTCAAAGCGCAGAAGGACGCGGATAGCCAACTCGATGTCTTGGCCACAAACGAGACCGGCCGTCTCGCCCGACAAGAGCGTTCAATCACCACCTACGTTCAGGCCTTGGCTCAGCAACAGCGAGCGCTGGAACTGGTAGGGCAGCGCGCCGTTCTCGGCGTCGGTCAGGGCGATCGCCAGAACGCGCTCAACAGTGAGTTGAACAGCCAGCAGGATCGGTTCGCGCAGCAGTCGCTGGAACTTGCAAATCAGAAGTCCGATCCGTCGCGGAACATGTCGGAGGAGGAGTTCGCCCGGAAGTCGCAGGCTCTCGCCGATGCGAACAAGGCTGCCACCGACCAAATTCGTCAGAACTACGCAGATGTGGAGGCGGCGCAGGGTGATTGGACCAAGGGCGCGACATCGGCCTGGGCCAACTACCTGGACTCGGCGAGCAACATCGCCGGCCAGACGAAAACTCTGTTCGGCAACGCCTTTAGCTCAATGGAAGACGCGGTCGTCAACTTCGCCATGACCGGGAAGCTGTCGTTCGCCGACTTCACCAAGTCGATTCTGGCTGACATGGCGCGGATCGCGACCCGTCAGGCCAGTTCTGCGTTGCTTAGTAGCCTCGTCGGTGCTGCCACCAGTTACTTCACTGGCGGAGGCGGCGGTAACGGACTGGCGGCTGGATCTGCCGGTGCGACTTCTTCCAGTCTCGGCGCGTCCTCGGCAGGTTACTCCAGCACCTACTTCCCGCAGGCGCTCGGCGGTGCTTGGTCGTCAGGTGTGCAGATGTTCGCCAACGGCGGCGCCTTCACCAACAACATCGTCAGCACGCCAACCTCCTTCGGGATGGCTGGTGGCGGGGCGGGCGTGATGGGTGAGGCGGGTCCGGAGGCGATCATGCCGCTGACCAGAACTTCAAGTGGAAAGCTGGGCGTTATCGCGGCCGGTGGAGGCGCCGGAACTTCGATCAGCATCAACGCCCCGGTGACGGTGATGACGCAGGATCGGAGTTCCGAAGGGATGCAGATCGACCAGCAAGCCCTTTCCAAAAACCTTCAGTCGCAAATGCGGGCGGTGGCCGAAAAAGCCGTCGCCGACTCTTGGTACCCAGGCGGTACCAGCTTCCGAAACGCAAATGGGAGGGTCTGATGGCCATCGCGAAATTCACATGGCCAACCGGGCGCGGGGAAACACCCGATATCAACTATCGGGTGCGCTCCTCCAAGTTCGGCAATGGCTACGCCCAAAATGTCGGCGACGGACCAAACAACAAGGAGGACTCCTACCCGATCACCTGCGTCGGCCACAAGGTCAAGGTGCAGCAGATCATGGCGTTCCTCGATAGGCACGCCGGGGCAAAGGCGTTTCTCTGGACAACGCCGCTCGGCGAACTCGGACTGTTCACCTGCAAAAATCCCGCTCCCACACCGATGGGCGGAGAGGTCTTCAAACTCACCGCCACGTTCGAACGGGCATTCCAACCATAAGGGGTAACCATGCCGCTGATCAGTGATATCCAGGTGCTTGAGCCTGGCAGCGAAGTGCTGCTCTTTGAATTGGACGGCACGGAATACGGCGCGGACGTTTTGCGCTTCCACGGGCACGCGATCCCGCACACGGCGGCCGAGCTGATTGCCGCGGGCGACAATGCCGACCAACTGCCGGCGAAGGCGATTTACTGGCAAGGCAATGAATATAGCGCCTGGCCGATGCAGATCGACGGCATCGAGGCGAACGGCGACGGCACTGCGGTTCGCCCTACGTTGTCGGTCGGCAACGTCAATGGGCGGATCACTGCGCTCTGTCTGGCGTTCGAGGATCTGCTCGAGTTCAAGCTGACGATGCGGCACACGCTGGGCACATATCTCGACGCCGCGAACTTCCCGGCCGGCAATCCAACGGCAGACCCATCCCAAGAGACTATCGAGGTCTGGTACATCGACCAGAAAACGAACGAGGACGGGGAGAACGTCAGTTGGGAATTGGCCAGCCCGGGGGACGTAGGTAACGAATCGATCGGCCGGCAGGCCACAACCCTTTGCCACTGGTGCCTCACTGGTGGCTACCGTGGACCTAACTGTGGCTACACCGGCCCGTACGTCACGAAAGACGGCGTCATCACCGACAACCCTGAACTGGATGAATGCGACGCCACGCTGGGCAAGGGTTGCATCCCGCGCTTCGGTGAGGGCAACCCGCTGCCTTTCGGCGGCTTCCCGGCCGTTTCGCTGATCGCACGGAGCTGATATGCGCAAACACATTTTGAACGCGATCCAGGTGCACGCGGCGGCGGAGTATCCGAAAGAATGCTGCGGTCTTTTGCTGGCGGCGGGTCGAAAGCAGCAGTACTACCCGTGCCGCAACGTCTCTAATGAGCCGAACGAAGAGTTTCGAATCGACCCGGAGGAGTACGCAGCGGCCGAGGACGTCGGGGAGGTGATTGGTGTAGTTCATTCGCATCCGGACGCCACCAGCAGGCCGTCACCGCGTGACCTCGCCATGTGCGAAGCAACGGCGATGCCCTGGCACATCCTGAGTTGGCCTGAGGGCGATCTGCGCACGGTCATGCCGTCCGGCGAGGTGCCGCTGCTGAAGCGGCCCTTCGTGCACGGCGCCTGGGACTGCTGGCAGGTCTGCGCGGACTGGTACAAGCGCGAATGGGGCTTGGAATTCGAAGCCTTCAAGCGCGCGGATGGCTGGTGGGAAAGCAAGGACAACACCAGCCTGTACGAAGCGAACTACGAAGCCGCCGGCTTCTACCGGGTCGACCAGCCACAGCGCGGCGACATGATCGTGATGGAAGTAGGACGTACGGTATACCCGAACCATGCCGGGATATTCCTCGGCGCTGATCCGGCGTTGCCCGGTGAGGATGCAGCAACGTTCGGCCCCGGACCTTTCCTGTTGCATCACCTCTACGGCAGGCCGTCGGAGGTAATAGTTTTTGGCGGGCCTTGGCTCGACCGCGCGCGTTTGATCCTCAGACACAAAGATGCTCAGTCCAAACTGCCCATTGAATAGATCGAAAATCCATCTTTCGTTAGATGAGTAACCTCAGTCGTGCCGCCTATGCAAACGCGATCCTTAGACTTTTCGTCCTCCTGCCGCGACTGCGCACGCATTACGTCTGGCGCGCACGCAGGGAACGAATTCCAGTCTATTCCTGACCTGTCCTTAAGTTCTGGCTTTACGCCAAGACCATAATTTAAATGTTCGGATTTGAAGTCCGACCCTGAACGGTAAGCGAATCCATGGACTTTTCCAGAGTCGTCGGAAATCCCGAAGTGATAGATCGTTGCAGATTGGTCGTGGAGGGTGGGGACATGGCGATTCAATTCGCCCCAGAGGGCTTGAAGCTCATGAGGCGCATGAGCATTAACCGCATTTACATCGAGGGCAAAACCTTGGTTATTCACCAGGCCAATCCAGCGATTGAAGAGAACGGCAGATCCCGTAGCAGCGATGATCATGCGCATGTGAGGGATTGCGATAGCTTTGCTGGCGTAGCCTGGGGACGTGTCGACGGAATAATGTAAAAGCGTGTCCGTGGCCACAATCGCTTCATTTTCATCCGTGTAAAACAACAGTGACGACATTTAGCCTCCTTGCAATCCAAGTTTTGTGCAGGAGGCTACTATCGGAGAGCGGCGGGGCGTTACTGGCTTTCCATCCATGCTGGATGCCCGGCCAGCGAGAACAATAAACGTTTGCGTATAACAATCATGATGCTAAATTGCCACTTTTGGCATGGAGCACTACCCAATGTTTGCAGGAGTTAACATTAGATCGGCATCCGTTGAGGAGATTGGAATCCTCGAAACGAAGCTGAAGGCCGATCCTGACCAGCGAACGAGCTCAGTAGTTCGCGGGGTCGATATAGCTGGTGAGCACGTTTTTATCATTGAATATCTTGGTCAGGTGGCAGGCTTCTGCACATACCGATGTGAGCCGAATGAGATTTTCCCGCTTTTTATCTTCACTCCGTTTCGTCGCCAGGGAATAGGTGAAGAAGCAATGAGGCAACTCATAGTCTTGCTCCAGCAAGATGGGAGAACCGAAGTTTTTATTGAAGTTATCAACGATGCGGGTCCGTTCTGGAGTAAAGTTTTTTCCGATTATCAGTACACCGAGCACGGGTTTGGTAAATACACAATTGATATTTCATAGTGATTAAAAGGCGAAAGCCCAGCCCCGCACTTGGCTTTTCGCGTTGGGAGTTTGAAAGTCAGGCAAGCGGGAATGCTAAGTCGGAATTCAAATCGCGAACATATGAGCGTATCTGAAAACGTGTTTGAGATCCGCGGAGTTGTAGGGAGGAATGGACACTGAGACAAAGGCTTCAACAGACTCCCCAAGTCCTGCTAGCACTCTTCTTGCTTTTATAGAAATCGGCTTGCCCCATGGAAGGATAATGTCTACGGCTTTGTAGCTCAGTTTGTTCGGCCATTGGGCTAGAACATTGGCTAATGCGACCCTCAAATTTATCAACGCGAAGGTTTTATTTGATGGGTTCTTTAGAGCTCGGTTCAGGGCAACTGTGAAATGATTCTGGGTAGGGGCCATATCCAAGTCCTTTTGATTCGATGATTGGGCTTGTTATCTTTGATGGTGCGCGAAGAACGCCGGCGGGCCGGCCTTTGTTGTGCCTATTACACCGTACCTAAATAGAGATGGACTTAGGGAAGTGCTTTAGGTATGACGCAAGTTCTTCTTTTGAGTGCGGAATGTAGTAAGTGTTCGACCGAGGGTTATCAACGATCTTAGTGAATGCCTCGCGAACGCTTGTCAGAGGAAGAAATATGTTGCCTTCTCTGAATCCACTTTTCATTTTGGCAGCACCACTATCGACGTAAAGCTGGACGCCCTTGAACGGGATGCTGCGTGTTTTCAAAAGGGTTTTTACGTCAAGTTCCTCGATTTTTTCGAGATATGGCTTGAGGTCGTCAGTCGAATTGAACGACCAAACCTGAAGGTGTTTGCTTTGGCGATGAGCGATCAAAAATACCCGACAAAACTCTTTGTAACGCTCACTGTACTCATTTGAGTGGTACTGCATTAGGCGATCCTTTGCTCGTAAATGGAGGATGAAATCTATCTTGGGCAGGCAAAGGACTTGGGAATCCGTTGCGTGAGGGCAAGAGGCTACTATCGGAGGTCGGCGGGGCGTTACTGAGGATTCGTACAGGCCGTGATATCGTTATGCCTTTAACAGTGGAAGCACGCGATGAAGGTAACGAGTTGGGAAGGTTGGGAGCCTGAGTGGCTCAAATTGAAAGACCACTTTCAAAATGCTCCGACCCTGCCGGGTGTTTACATTATCTGCACCTGCAAGAATATTCAGCGGGCAGTGGGCACCGATGAATATGGTGTTCTGACTATCGGTGAGTCAGACAACCTGCGGCGCCGCCTAAGCGCGTTTATGCGTTGCGCTACTAACTCAGGCAAGGCCGGACATATGGCCGGCTGGCGGTTCAATTACTTCTCCTTCGAAAAAGTTTTTCCGCTAGAGACGCTGTGGGTCAGTTGGTTTCCGACTGCGAATAAGGCTGCTGCTTACGCAAAGGAGGGAGAAATGCTCGCGCTCTATCTGGCTGAGCATTTCGAACTGCCGCCTCTTAATTACAAGTTCAACTGGCCGAAACTGGAAGCCTGAGAGCGCTGGCCGCCTAGCGCACCTTTTCCCACAGGAGTGACCTGCGAGGCGCGTTAGCCTAGGCTTTTGCCTTCCGCCCGAGCATCTTGCGAGTCAAATACCTCAAGAAGCATCTGGTCATGCGCCTTCTGAGTAACCGAGTAGAACATGCATCGGTCTAGCAGGATTTTTTTCATGCTGCGAGCCGAGGCAAGGTGTCTGGGTTCCACAGAGAACTTCGCGGTCTTGCCGCTCCGGGTATCGGTGACTTCCAGGTTGTAACGTCCAATCAAGCCGTCATCCCGCTTGGTGTGTCTGAGGCATTTGAAGGAGAGAGTGGGCTCTGTCATACCATTCCATATTGATTGAAGGCACAGCGCTGCGCTGGGCCTTTTCATTTCTGATACACATGAAAAAAATACGAGTCAGACTTGAGTTAGTGGAGGCGAGGATCACGCCGCTTGATGCGACTCCGATACTTCAGCATTTCGTCCACTCTTGTTGACGTTACCAGCCAAGCGAGTTCAAAAATTAGAAGCGGGATGCCTGTCAGTGAGGCATAGAGAATTGCCAAAATGTAGTTCTTTTGAGTCACGGGCGGGGCAAATCCGAAGCTCAACACACATCCCGCTGCGTTCAAAATGAACAGCGTTAGCATGGCGTAACTCAGCGCGATCTCCCGGTTAATCTTTGCGCTGTCGAATCTAGCGGCCTTGATACGTTTTAAGTCCTTAAGCTTCCGGCCTCGGAAAAAAGATCGAATGCGGCCCTTAGCTCCGGCGAGCATAGCGTGAACCGCACTGTGCGATGAGCGATACAAAAATTGAAGTAGAAACCCTGTGAGCGCCGATACAGCGCTGCTTATCCAAAATTGAGGGTTTGTTGTCCATTCTTCCATGAGGTCTTCCGCTGGTTTTAGGGTTTTCAATTGGCTTGGGGTAGGTTCGAGGTGCTGCACGGTCAATGCTACAGTACGCACCATTTCCACAGGAGTGACCTGCATGAAACTGATCGTAGGAGCGTTGGCGGTAGCACTGTTGGCGGGGTGTGCGACTTCGCCGGTGCCGGCCGACAAAGCTCACCCAGTGCCGAGCTCGCGCCTGTTCGCATATCAGAAGCTGACCTCCGGTGACGGTGTCTTGATCGTTACTCGTGATTCCGGATTTGTTGGTGGCGGCTGCAACACATCCGTGAGCATCGACGGGCGAAAAGCTGCCGAGATTGGTGCTGGTGAAACTGCAAAGTTCTACGTTGCCGCCGGTGAGCACATCGTCGGCGCATCATCATGCGGCAGCGGGCTTAAAGAGCGGGAAGCCAATATAAAAGCTGGTGCCACCAAGAAGTTCAGGATATCCATCGACTCATCAATGAGCATGGACTTATCACCCACGATGCAATGACAAAGCCGCCTACGGGCGGTTTTTTTATGACCGGAGAAAACTGTGGCAGCGACGGCAAGTAACAACTCAGCCATGACGACCATTCTTCTTTCAGGGCCGCTTATCAAGCTGTTTGGTCGTGTTCATCACCGCGAGCTTGGCAGCAAGTCCGTGGGCGAGGCATTAAAAGCGTTGAAGTGCACGCTCGAAGGTTTCGAACGCGCAATCAAAGATCTTGAGCGCAAGGGGATGCGTTTCGCGATTTTCAGGAACCGGAAAAATGTGGCTGAAAAGGATTTCGGTCTCGGCGGAACCCAGGAGATTCGAATCGTCCCGGTCATCTCCGGCAGCAAGCGAGCAGGCGTTCTTCAAACGATTGTCGGTGCGGTTCTGGTTGTCGCCGGTTCGTACTTTGGGCAGACCTGGGCTGTGCAGCTTGGCGTCGGGCTGGTCGCGGGCGGCGTCATCCAAATGCTCAGCCCCCAAGCCTCTGGCCTGAAACAAAGCGCCTCCCCCGAAAATGCCCCGTCCTACGCCTTCGGCAGCGCCAAGAACACCACGGCCAGCGGCAACCCGGCACCGATCTGCATCGGCGAACGCCGGTGGGGCGGGATGATCATCTCGGCGTCGATCCTGGCTGAAGATAAGACCTAACAGCAAAACCCCTCACATAAACGAGGAGGGATTGGCCCTCCAAGTTGAAGGAGGGCTTGTTGATGGGAAAATGGTTTCCACTGATTCGCGCAATTTCTTGGAATTTAATCCGCGTTGCTATCTGTGCGATGAAACTTTACGTGAGCCTCAGGGCTTTTGACCAAACCGCCCTTGAGGCGGTTTTTTTATGCCTGGAGAAAAGCATGGGCGCAGCAGCACATATCGATATCCATGGCGAGAAGGGCGGCAGCAGCAAGCCGAAGTCCCCGACCGAAGCCAGCGACAGCCTGCGCTCGACCAACTTGGCCAAGCTTCTGATTGCCGTAGGTGAGGGTGAGTTCGACAGCGTCCCGACCGACTACGACATCTACTTGGACAACACGCCGATCCGCGATGCCAGCGGCAACTACAACTTCCCGAATGTGAAGTGGGACTGGCGCCCGGGATCGGTGGATCAGACTTACATCCCGGGCATTCCATCCGTGGAGAACGAGACGTCGCTGAACATTGAGCTGCGCAGCGATTCGCCATGGATGCGCTCGATCACCAACACTCAGCTATCCGCCGTGCGCATGCGGTTGGCTTGGCCAGCGCTGCAACGGTCTGATGACCAGGGTAATGTCGACGGCTATCGCATCGAATACGCGATCGACGTGGCCACCGACGGCGGCTCCTATCAGCAGGTGCTGTTGGATGCAGTCGACGGCAAGACAACTACGCGCTACGAGCGATCGCGCCGCATTGATCTACCGGACGCCACCACTGGCTGGCAGATCCGCGTGCGCCGCCTGACGCCAAACCAGAACAGCAACAAGGTGGCCGACACCATGCTGGTGGCCGGTTACACCGAAGTGATCGACGCCAAGCTGCGCTACCCAAACACCGCACTGCTCTACATCGAATTCGACGCCGAGCAGTTCACCAACATCCCGGCGGTGACCGTGAAGTGCAAGGCCCGTCGCTGGATGGTGCCGAGCAACTACGACCCGATCCTGCGCACCTACACCGGGACTTGGGACGGCTCGATGAAATCGGCCTGGACCAATAACCCGGCGTGGATCACCTACGGCATTTGCACTGAAGAGCGTTTCGGTCTGGGCAAGCGCATCAAGCCGTTTATGGTCGACAAGTGGGAGCTGTACCGCATTGCCCAGTACTGCGACCAGCTGGTGCCGAACGGCCTAGGCGGACAGGAGCCGCGGTTTCTCTGCGACATGAATTTGCAGGGCAAGGCTGATGCCTGGTCGCTGCTGCGCGATATCTCGGCGATTTATCGCGGCATGACTTATTGGGCGCAAGGTCAACTGGTGATGCAGGCCGACATGCCGCGCGCCCAGGACTTCGACTATGTGTTCACCCGCTCAAATGTGATCGACGGCAAGTTCTCGTATGGCAGCGCCTCGGCGAAGACGCGTTACACCCGGGCGCTGGTGAGCTACGACAACCCTGCTAACAACTACGACACCGACGTCATTCCGTTCGCTGATCTGGATCTGCAACGCCGCTATGGCGACCGGCCGACCGAACTGAGCGCCATTGGCTGCACCCGTGCATCCGAGGCTCAGCGCCGAGGCAAGTGGGCGATCCTCAGCAACAACCAAGACCGCACCGTGTCATTCAAGACCGGCATGGAAGGCGTAATTCCGCTGCCTGGTCACATCATCCCGGTGGCGGATTCTTTGCTCGCGGGCCGGGAGGTCGGCGGCAGGATCTCGGCAGTGGCGGGGCGGGTTATCACGCTCGATCGCGATACCCAAGCCAAGGCCGGTGATCGGTTGATCATCAACCTGCCGGGCGGCCGCGCCGAAGGGCGCACCGTGCAGAGCGTCAACGGCCGCGCCGTCACCGTGACCGTTGCTTACAGCGAGCCACCAGTCGCGCAACTGCAATGGGCGCTCGACGCCGATGACCTGGCAATTCCGCTGTACCGCGTGCT